CCGTATCTTTTGCTCCCAAAAGGAGCGCGCTGCCGGCCGCGTTGAAGTGTCGAAGGGAACCTGCACCATTGCAGGCGGTAACTACCTTACTGGAGATATACAGGTAGAGGGTGGAGTAAACCACCAGGAGGTAAAAAACAAAGACCTGATGCCAGCTGTAGCGGATCAGGCAATTGTCCATATTGGATTGGACGATTTTCCACCATTAGTATGTGGTGATGAGGTGATTGGAATTGTCCAATCTCCTTTCAAGAGTAAATCTTATGCAGAAGTAGTTCGAATTAAAAAGGAACCTGGAATTGAATGCCGGGATTGTGAACGCATAAGAAATGAAATTGAAGAAACAGCGATCGAATGGTGTATGAGGAAAAATGACATTGAAGAGCATGAAGCTCCAGTCACCTACACTTTTGCACGTAATATGGTTTACTGCATAATTTGTTCGTGTTTGATGCAAGAAGTACGCAGTGGACCTGTGGAAGATGCACAAGCATTTAAGATTCAAGCAGAAGCATACACCACAATTTGGTGGACAATGTTCTTGAGTTTTATGATCGCTTTAGGTTTCTACCAAATTCGAAAAGCAATAGTAGAATTTGTTTTACCAGAGTATAGAGACCTTAAAATGAAGTGGCTTTTGTTGCAATCCTTACAAACTTTTGTTAGTATTATTATGTGTGGATTGACATTTTCCTCATTAGTATTTGGAATACTGAGGAAACCTTTGGAATGGACTGGCTTAATGCAGCCCCAAGGAGCCCGCCAAACAGCAAATCGAGCTGGGATGTTTATGACAGGAATACTGTCACTCCTTTTGTTTGTTTTGGCGCCAATAATGGGTGCTAAGAAAATTAGTGAATTATTTAGACCCGTTTTGGATATTTTAAAACAAATGCCCTATGCATCATGGATGGCCGAATGGCTTGGAAAATGGTGGGAAGGTGAAGTTGAATTTGATGATTTGCCTGAAGTTCCGGATGATTTAAAATCTCCTAATGAAAAGGAAGCCCGGGAACAACGTGAAGAATTGCAAAATCTTAGACAGAAGTTTAAGAAATATTCACGTGAATCAGAAGATGATGATAGCGAACATATGTCTGAAGATGACATTCGCAGAGCAAATTTTCGAAAGACAGCGCGTTTTGTAGTTGTACAAGATGATGTAGGAAAGAATTCCTACACCTTGCAGGACAGGAGGAAAAAGAGTAATACCAAAGGATTGGATTATGTAGCTATCTTGACAATTTTAAGTCAATATGACGGTCAAGATTTCCCTGTTATTTGTGGATCTCAAGTTTTCCCAACAGTTCATATGTTTCTATATATTTTTGAACGAAGGAATAAATCTGCCACTGTAGAAAGTGATGAAGATAATAATGATCCAGAATGCAAAGACCATGTTGATAGTGATAGTGATGATTCTGAAATGGAGGAAATTTATTCTAAAGCCGATTTTGAAAAGGAATTTGATCAACAAGGATTTGTACTTGGTAAGGAGAAACCTTATGGAATTGAGGAAACTACCAAGTGGAAAAAGAAACCAGCGTTTTGTCAAGAAGAAAAGGATGCGTTTAAAACAAGAAAAGCCTTTTGGAAAGCGTATGGTAAAACAGTTTTTAGTGCATGTTTTGCACGAGCCCCATCTGATAAAGATGTTGATGAAAAACAACAAACAGATAAGAAAAAGATGGTAGATGGGCTGATTGATGCTAATGATCGTCATAATGAAGAAGAAGTTGAATATGATTTTATGGATACCTATATTAGTGGACCATTATCATCAGTTTATGACTGGATCGTAGAGAAAACAGGAACTGATTTTCCACAACTACAAGAACATGCCCAAAGTGTAAAGCATTTTGTATGCAAGAATAAAAAGAAAATTGCAGCAATTGCCTTTGGAATTCTTCTGGTTGGAGCTTGTGTGTCGCGCATGAACTCACCAGTTGAAGAAAGTGAAGACCTGGAAGCAAATCCTCAAGGAAAAAGAGGACCCAGGCATAGAGGAGGATATGGAAAGAAAAGAAAACATCAAGCCAGTGGAGGTGATGACGTAGATTTCACACCCTATGATCCATATGATTATGATGATGTTCCAACAGATGGATATTATCGTGAGACTGATAAAGAACATGAAGAACGTATGGAGTATGAAGCAGAACGTGCTCGTGAACATGATGTTAATTTTAAATTTAGACGACAAGCTGGAAGAAAAGTTGTTTGGGATGTACCTAAACAAGCTGTTGTCATTCCTCCTATTAGTGAGAAACCCAATGAACATGTTGGAAGAAAAATTTATGCTGCTAAACATCGCGTATTTCATGGAAAACGTGATGAATATGATAAATTAATTAAAGCAGCTTTAATAGCCCAGAAAGATCAAGTTATGAAGATGAAACGACAAGCTTGGAAACCACATAAAGTGGCTTCTGGTGTTTATAAAATTTTTAATGGTGATAGTTATGTTTGTACTGGAACTCTTGTTGGCTGTAGAATGTTTGTAGTTTTACATGCCGTGCCTGAGAACGAGAGCGCTATCATGCATGCCCGTAATAATGTGAATAACATTGAATTACGCCGAGACAGATTTGAAATTATGAATGATGAAATCGGCGCATTTATTGTAAATGGACAAGCTTCACCTTTTAAAACTAGTAATTTGAAGGTACCTGTTGATTCACAAATAGTTAGTATTTATGGTTACGGAAGGGGAGAAGACGCAGAACCAGATGTAGTAACAGGATTCTGTAGTCCCCAAGGGTGGTGTAATGCAAAAACTCGTTTTGGAGATTGCACATCACCTGTTTTAGATTTGGAAGGAAATATTTTGGGTTTTTGGACCCACGGAAATGGAATTGACTTTGGACGTTTTGAACCAGTCACAACCGAATTTATTGAGAGTGCAAAAAGAAATCAAATTGTGCACGCCGGTTTGGATTTTCCGAACCGCCTCCTCTTTTCCTAGACCTCTTTGGGGAAAAGCCGTTCTTTGAACGGTATCCTTCTTGGTGTTTAGAGAAGGATGGGGTGGCGGTGTTTACAGATGAGGTGTATATTAGTGCCTTACATGAAAAATATTTACCTGAGAATTATTTTCCTTTGGTTGGTTCAATAAGCAGGTTTCCACGTTATAAAAATAAAAGAGGAGTGGATCCACAAGTTAAAATGTTTGTTGATGAAATGAAAATTGAAGTACCAACTGATTGGGGATTACCAATTCCAAATCCAGAAGCAGCTTATATTTCCCTAGCAAAATATGGTAAAGATATACCATGGATGTCAGTAGATCAAGTTGAAGACATGAATCTGGCGTGGGAATGGACTGAAACGCATTTTGGTTTTTATATGCGTGATTCACGAGTTCGCTCTCTTGAAGAAGTTGTGGCAAAATTAGATATGTCAACTTCAAGTGGAGCCCCTTTTAATTTGTTTTGCCCTAAAAAGAAAGAGCTCTTTGAAGAGCATCCAGAATTTATAGACTGGTTGGCATATGATTTTGAGGTTAACATGCTGAAAGATAATTATACAGCATTGTGTACAAACTCGTTAAAAGAAGAGTTGCGAACTGCAGCAAAGATATCGGCAAACTCAATCCGAACTTTTACTGCAGAAGCGGTCGACATAACTACAAACGGTAATAGGTTATGTGCCGACATGAATGAGAAGATGAATGCCTCATTCTTACGTTCCAGTAGTGGTGTTGGAATGTCGCCTTTTAGAGGCAATTGGGATAGACTCTATCGAAAGCTTAATGTTTTTAGAAACGGATATGCTCTAGATGAATCTCAATATGACTCATCATTGCGCAATTACCTTATGTGGGGTTGTGCCAGATTTAGATGGAATATGCTGTGTGTTGAAGATAGAACACCAGAAAATTTAATCCGATTAAAGAATCTTTATAGAAATTTAGTACATTCTTTAATTGTTAGCCCTAATGGAGTTTTAATTTTTAAATTAACAGGAAACCCATCAGGATCACCAAACACTATCAATGATAATACATTGATTTTATATACGTTACTTGCGTACGCATGGATTAGAAACGCAAAAGAGAGAAGAATGGTTAGCTATCTAGATTTTGAAGCAAATACCGCTAAAGTGCTTGTTGGTGATGACAACACTTGGACCGTTTCGGATGAAGCACATTCTTTTTATAATGCAAGAACTGTTATTGCAGAGTGGAAATTAATAGGAGTCACTACAACGACAGACTCACTTGAACCTCGATTAGCAGAAGAATTGGATTTTCTTTCAGCACATACCATATTTATGAATGGAATGGCTGTGCCTATTTATGATAGAAAGAAACTTCTTGCAGGATTGTTATATGCACCAATGGCACATATAACTCCAGCTGTAACACTGACCAGAGTAGGCTCAATTTTACTCAATGGATGGACTGATATTCCCATGAGAAATTTTTGTAAAGCAATTATAGCCTGGTTATTTGAAAATTATGATAAAGTGTTAGCTGAAGATCAGGATTGGATTTTAGCAAAGTGTGGACTCCATTCTGATTTAGCTCTTGAGCGACTGTATTGTGGCGATTTAATTTGCTACCGACAAAGTGTATTTGGAAAATTAGAAGAAGCAATGCCAAATAAAAACAAAATGTCGAACTCTAATAGAGTTAACACACAACCCAAAGGTAGGAGACGAGGCCAAAGGGGGGCGAAAGCCCGAGCTACTCGAAAACCACAACAACAACAACCACCAAGGATGCGTCAAGGACCACCTAGGCGGAGACCAAATAGACGAGGACAAGGTAGAGGACCTGTTCAAATGCCACGACAGCGTGGTGGAAGATCGTTTATGTTGGCAGGAAAAGGAAGTACGCGAAATAAGATGTTATCGCGGGCCCCAACAGTAATTGAAGAAGATGAATATATCGGGGCTGTTACTGTCGCAGGACAACCAAATTTTAACGTCGTAAGTTATTCCGTTAATATTGGTAATGCTACTACTTTTCCTTGGGGATCAACAATAGCAAAGAACTTTGAGAAATATCGCTTCTCGTATTGTGAATTTTATTACAAACGAGAAGTTTCTGAATTTGCCACTAATGGGCAAGTAGGAAAAGTTATGTTGAGTTTTGATAACGATGCTGCAGATGGAGCACCAGTTAATAAACAACAAGTAGAAGACACTGTTCCCCACAGTGATGGAATGCCATCTGAAAATTTTGCACTTGAAATTCCCATTCGTGAATTGAGACGATTGCTTGATGGTTTCTTTGTGCGACCTGCTGGATTACCTGGAGGCACAGATATTAAAACATATGATATTGGAAATCTGTTTGTCTCAACACAAGGAATACTTAACAATGTAGAAGTTGGAGAACTCCATGTTAGGTATCGATGTGAGTTGTTTATTCCTATTTTAGAGGGAACAACTCAAATTCCAGCCAACAATCAAGTTTCTGTTTTTAGATCAAATGCTGTCAATATGGCGGCAACTGGAATTGCGTATACTATTCTTTTTGCTACTGCAGATACCAATGGATTGGGTGCAGTAAATACAGCAGGAGTTATAGTTCCTCCAGCAGGAAACTATTTGATTGATGTTGTTTTGAATTGTTACAACACAACAAATGCAACAGCATTGCAAGTTCTTGCACAGTTAAATAAAAATGGTGCTGCTTATAATGGTTTGACGAACGTTATAGAAGCAGGAGCAACTGTAGCAGCCACTGATGGTGGCGCAAATGTTAATTTTTCAACATTTGGAACTGCAAATGGCACTGATTCTTATTCAGTGCAAATTACTGGCACATATGCTGCTGGTCAAGGTGCCACACTTGGTACCATTCGCTTTACAGCGATTTAAATCCTTTAAAGGTTAGGGTGATCATAAAATCTAGTTTACAACTAGTACCTTATTTTGATCTGACAGTGTCTTTTGACATGTGGATAGGTGGAAGCGCTTGCGACCCCCCAAGTACGTCTTTTGCGCAATTATGACGTTAATAATTGCGCCACGGGCACTCGGTGATACGAGTGGATCCCTTTCAAGAAGGTTTCTTGATGACAGAATCAATACGATCACAAAAGGGCGGATAGCAACGCGCATAAATTATTGCAGGAGTTACGTAGAATTACGTTTTATTTTAACTCCCTCAAAGGAGAGATGGTGCTAGAGACGCATAGACCTCGCATAGTGAAGATGCATGAAACCGATTAATGATCACGGTGCAAAAGTAATGGTGCAAGTTGGTGCGATAATACAACATTTTTCCTGGTGCTAAGACGCATGAAACCGATTAATGATCACGGTGCGAGAAGCATAGGGGGAGGTGTTGTAAGCATAATCTTTCC